TGTCATACGGAAAAAACACTTACAAAGGCTGGTTTAAGCCTCAAAACCCTCAAAAGTACAAAGGAAACCCAGAAAATATCATTTATCGATCTTCCTGGGAACTTCGTTGTATGAAATACTTCGATGATCACCCAAATATCATCTGGTGGTCATCGGAAGAATTGGCTATTCCTTATATCTCTCCAGTTGATGGAAAGAGACACAGATACTTTCCTGACTTCATCATAAAAGTACAGAGAAAGGATAATACAGTTATGACATACGTGATTGAAGTAAAACCTGAATCACAGACTAAAAAGCCTACACAAAAGAAGAAAACTAAAAAATTCATTCAAGAAGCAGCTACATACGCTATAAATCAAATGAAGTGGAAAGCTGCGGATGAATTCTGCCATGAACATGGATGGCAATTCAAGATACTTACGGAGAAGGATTTAGGATTAATCTGAACCGAGGACACCAATACTTATAATCCAGGAACCTAAAAAACCAGGTTAACATAAGGCAAATAAATAGAGCCATGGCTTATTTAATGGATCGTATCAATCAACAGTTAGCTAAAACTGGGTATCAAGCTCGCTCAAGGCAAGCTAGGAACTGGCTTCGCTCTAAAATTCCAGATTTGAATCCTACAGCAAGAAAGTTGATGACCAGAGCGGATGAAAGAATGACTCTGACAAGTATTGTCGGTCACATGTATTTCTTTTATTATGATCCCAAAACAAAAGATAAGTTACCTTATTACGACAAGTTTCCTTTGGTTATGCCTATACAACTGTATGGTGATGGATTTCTAGGCATAAACCTGCATTATATTCATCCTAAACACAGAATAATATTATTAGACAAATTGAGTAGTTTTGCTTCAAATCGAGCATACGACCAAAGTACGAAACTCAGATTGAACTATCAAGCACTTTCTGCTTTCTCCCAGGCTTATGAAGCAACACCATGTTTAAAAAGATATCTTTCAAGCCATGTACAATCTAGATTTTTGGAGATACCAGCAAACGAATGGGATATTGCTGCTCTGTTACCTGTAGAACAGTTTGAAAAAGCAAGCACCAGTAAAGTCTGGGCAGACTCAAGGAAAAAATTCTAATGGCATTCTTACCACAATTATTCTTATCGAATATCAATGCAAAAGATGGGCTAGCAAGACCTAGCCGATTTCAAGTCGTACTACCAATTCCACGATACATAAGCGAATTCGTTTCGACAAGTGTAATCGAAAGACTTTTGAATTTGCCTAATTCTGTCTTCTCAGACATCACCGCAAGAGTAATTGGTACTGAAGATGGAGCACGTTCATTCGATCCAGTCATCAGTCGCTACTTGGCTTTGCAGTGTGAATCTACAGAATTGCCAGGAAAGTCTTTACAGACTGATGAAGTACAAATATACGGTCCAACTTTCCAAGTGCCAAGACAAGCGGTTTACGGAGATATCTCTTTTACTTTCCTTTGCACCAATGATTTCTATGAAAGAAAACTTTTCGATAGATGGCTTGAAGCAATAGTTCCTACGGATACTAATAATACAAGATTTGCGAAAGGTGAAAGAACTAGGTTCCTAACTGATATTAAAATTGTTCAATATGATGATGTTTTTAAGCAAGTGTATGCAGTCGAATTAATCGATGCATTTCCTAAAGCAATAAGCCCACAAACACTAAGTTGGTCTGAAGAAGGTTTTCATAGACTGAATGTTCAATTTGCCTATCAAAAATTCAGAACGATTTACAAAGGCGATTATGATATTGGAGCGATAGGCTCTGCACTTGTTGGTGCAGGAATCGCTGGAACGCCAACAGGAAGAGCATTGAAAACCTTGTTAAAAGGAACGATAGCCGAAGTTAAACAGATTTTTTAATGGAGAATTTATGTTACCTAAAATTGATGTGCCTTTATATGAATTAAAGTTACCTCTTAGTAAGAAGAAGATTAAGTTTAGACCATTTCTTGTCAAAGAAGAAAAGATTCTTTTGATGGCGATGGAATCAGATAATCAAGATTCTATTTTATTGGCAATTAAACAGATTTTAAATAACTGCATTGTAAGTAAAATTAATATTGATGATTTACCGATTGTAGACTTCGAATTTCTTTTCATGCATTTGCGAGCAAGATCGGTCAGTGAACTTGTTGAATTGCAATATAGATGCAACAATGATGTTGAGGTTGAGGGTGAAAAGAAAAAATGTGATAACTTAGTTAAGTTAAGTTTCAATGCACTTGAAGTGGAACCGGACCTTAAAGATGTTAAAGAAAGAATTGAATTGACACCGAAGCTAGGTATTGCAATGAAGTATCCAACTTACAAAGGTGTTGAAGAGTTAACGAAGAACAATGAGAAAATTTCTGCTGCTGATGTGGTCGCAAGAACAATCATCAATTCTATCGATTACATTTATGATGAAGAAAGTGTTTACTATGCAAAAGATGTTCCCGAAAATGAGTTAGTTGAATTTATTGACAGTCTAACCAGAGAGCAATTTTTAAAAGTACAAGCATTTTTTGAAACTTTACCTAAATTGAAAAAAGAAATTAACTTCAAGTGCCCAAAATGTCAATATGAAGAATCTCTTGTATTAGAAGGAATCCAAAGTTTTTTCGGATGATCTTTCGTTATGAATCACTGAGTAACCATTACCAAACTAATTTCTCACTTATGCAACATCACAAATACAGCTTGACAGAATTAGATAATATGATTCCGTGGGAAAGAAGTATATACGTTACTATGCTTCTCAAATATATTGAAGAAGAAAATGAGAAGATTAAACAACAACAACTAGCAAGAAGAAAACAATAATGGCAACTAAATTTTCTACCGTATATCGCCAAGAATTAAAAAACAAAGGCGTATTAGCTTCTCTAGGTGCAGCCGCTGGAAAAGGGCTTGCTGAACGAATGGATATCAGAAACTTGCTATTCAGTGGGCAAGGATTTTTGGGATCTACAGGTCAGAAAATTTTTGGAAGAGGATACTCTCCCATTAGAAAATCTGGAGTAAAAGTTTCTGGGTTGTCTGATACCCCTTCCGTTGAACTAACTTCATTGCAACAGTCTAATGAAAGACAAGAAGCATTACTGAAAGTTGTTGCTAAGAACACATTTAATATGAATATGATGGCAAGAGATATGAACATCACTCGCCAAAATATTGCATCATTGACAAAATCGGTAACTGGAAAATCGTCAAAGGGTGCTGATGCACTTTGGATGGGTGCAGCAAAAAGAGATGCTGCACTTTCATCTGCAAAAGCTACACCTCAAACTACTACAACACCACAAAAAGTAACATCATCTTCGTCATTTTTAGGTGGAATAGTTGGTGGTCTAGCAGGTCTTGGTGGCGGCATTGGTTCTGTTATTTTTAGAGCACTTGGTTCTGTAATTGCAATTGCACCTCTTTTAGGTATTATAGGTATAGCAGCATCAGCTTATGCAATTAAAAAGATGAGCGACGATATTGATTTCGGAGGAATTTATGATTCTGTTAAAAAAGGTATCGCTGGAGTTTTAGGAATAGATTTAGAAAGCGAGAAACCTATTTTAAGGCAACTAGCAGAAAATTTAAATAACTTGTTTAACACTAAAAAATTTACAGACATATATGATTGGATCGATCAAAAATTCGGTGATGATTTTAAAAAAATTAGAGATGGTATTGAAACCGGAACCAAATTGACTATGGCTTATACTGAAGCAGCATTTAAAGTATTATCTTTTAATTTTGGAAAACTTGGAGAAATATTCTCTTTTCACTTTAAAGAATTTATAAATCAATATAAACCAGAATTGTTGTTGACATTAGGTGCTGCCATAGGAGGAAGTGTTGGAAGTTTGTTCGGAATAAAAGGTGCTGCTTTAGGAGCATTGGTAGGTAGTGCTGTTGGATACATAACAGGAAAATTAACGCAAACTAGAACGCCGGAGGATATTGAAAAAGATGTAGGAGAGATGGAAACTATAGTAAATCCTCGTCGTAAACGATTGGATGAATTGAGGGCTAAAGGTCGGGAAAACCTTAGTGTGAGAGAATTGGCTGAAATGACAAAATATGAAAAAGAACTCCCACAATATGAAGATCGACTATCATTTTATAGAGAGGAATTAAGTGTACAAAATGCCAGACTAGAAGGATTAAGAATTAAATCTGCAAATTTTGCTATTCCCGGAAATCAAAATTATAATGCAATAATAGAAGAATCTTTGAGAAAAAGAGGTTTAACGACCGCTCCAACATCACAAGCAACACCATCAACTAGCCCAACTAGAGTTAATTACACTGAACAATCTATAATGGATTTAATATACAAAAAATTTAGAGCAGCAGGATATTCCGACTCTCAAGCGAGGGCTGCAATAGCTAATGCAATTCGAGAATCAGGTTTAAATCCTTATGCAGAAAATACTAATGGAGAGGACAGTTATGGGCTATTTCAAATCAATTTGAAAGCACATAACAGTAAAGGAATTCGATTCACTAAAGAAGAATTGATGGATCCAGAAAAAAATATTGATGCAAAATTAAAAATTATGGCTACGGATTATAGAGAACAGGATAAAGTTTTCAGAGATATTTTCAATCCTGATCAAGCAACAGATTTTTTCATGAGAAACTTTTCAAGACCAAAAGATCAAAGTATTAATGAATCAAAAATAAGAA